CGTATGGCTCTAGGAATGGCACGACCGAAGTCAAAGTTGCCCAGTCCCTCAACTAACTTCAAGTTTTCGAACAAGCAGGACTATATGAGCGAAGCGATGAACGCACCGTCGTCCAAGAAGGGGAAACAATGACAGGCTTAGGAAAAAAGAAGAGCAACGCAGAACCTGCTGACTTAGCGGCTGCGCAAGCCACGCCGGGAACCAGCACTAGCACGGGAGGAGCCACAGCCCATCGCAACACAGGTGCGGCCACGGGTGGAGCGGTGACTATCACAATGTCGCCATCCTCAACTTCAACCGCTACCACGACAGGTGCGGGTGCAGGCAAAGGTGCTAAAGGCAAAGGCGGCAAGGGTGAAGAGAAGCCGCCGCAGCACGTGCACATCCATGTTGACGCAAGAGGCACGAGCGGACATGCAATCGACGGTAACCAAGACAAAGTCAAAGATGCCATGGGTCTAGGCAAAAAGAAGAAGTAAGGAGCAACACATGGAAACGGATACTTCGACTCCCAGCAATGTTGGGACGGGGATGGAAGGGGCCAAAGGCGGAAGCGATGCACAGCCAGAGAACCCTAACGAGAGTCCCCTTGGCGTCTACGCTCCGTTCCCTTATTCGCCAGAGCCGTTCGCAGAGTTAAGTGATGCAGCACGCGGTGCCCTTATTGCGCTAGACAACATAGCGACCAAGACGGACACAGCAGCACGACGCATGGAAGTAGAACAAGCATGGGAAGCACTTCACTTTGAACGTGGCTATCAACACTTGTTGCGCGGTAAACAAGGTGGATGGCAACTCCCAGGCGCGAACACAGGGTTCGGCGCTAAGGAACAGAAGAACAACAACACCATTTACGACACCAACGTTTACGGTCCCAAGGGTGACATCATTGTCGCAGCACTATCGCGTGAAGTCCCTAAAGTTGAATTCTCCCCGTGCAACCCAGAATACGGCCCAGACCGAGTAGCAGCCGAGGAAGCAGAACGTTTCAAAGAAATTTGGGCACGCAACAATAATCTTCATGGGCTTCTCACTGAAGTAGCCAGAATCTTCTGGAATGAAGATCGTTGCCTTCTGTGGACGCGCTACGAATTGAACGGACAGAAGTATGGCTTCGAAGGAGAAGTGCATGCCCCAACCGTTCCTGAAAACATATTCAATGAACCAGATGCAGAGCCTACGGGTCAGGATACCCTTGACGATGTTCTGGCCGCACAAACCTCTGAAGTGGAAGACGAGCCAGAGAGCAATGGTGGGGAAGACCTCCTCATACAAGCGGGTGGAGCAGGAGATGACCGCAAGCCGCTAGGACGCGAAGTAACAACAGTCCACGGCAAGTTGGATCACAAGGTTCCCATCGCAGTTGACAGTTTCGATCTTATGCAGTTCGTGCAGTTGTCCTTGGACTTGGACGTGGCAGTAGTTCGTGGGATGTTCCCATGGATTGCCGACAAGATTAACCCAGGCACTGACGGAATGTCCGAGACACAGTTGGACAGAATCGCTAGGGAGAATGTACGCCAAGCAGTAGTAGGCGCGTACGTAACTGGCGACTCCTTGAATCGACATAGCACAGTGAAGTTTTCTTGGTTTAGGCCGTCAATGTTCCTAGACCAATCAGTGAGTGATGAAGCGAAGGCCGAGTTGCTGGAAGCATTCCCTAACGGGGCATTGCTGGCCAGGGCTGGTGCCGAGTACGCTTTTTCACGCAACGAGAAGATGGACGACCACATCGTAATTGGACACCCATGGGCTGGTAAAGGCCAGAACCGTCGCAGCATGGGCACAATGCTCATCTCGGTACAGAAGCGAATCAACGACTGGGTAGACTTGATGGACGACTTCTTCAAGCGCACCATACCAAAGAAATGGTACAACGCCGACGCTTTCGATATGGAAGCACTGAAGACGCAACCCAACATCCCTGGAAGTTCAGGGCCGTTCTTACCGCAACCGGGACTTACACTACCAGCGCAGTACATCATGGTAGAAGATACGCCGCAGCCTCAGGCTGCACTGCCTGACTTCATTAAGTGGTTCATTACTACGTTTTCAGAGGAAGTATCAGGCGCACTGCCGTCCTTATTCGGAGCCGCAACCGGAGAACAAACAGTCGGCAACGCTGTTATTCAGCGCGACCAAGCATTGCAGCGCGTAGGCTCACCGTGGAACGCATGCCAAGACATGTTCGCAGCAGCAGCACAACAAGCAGTAAAGTGTGCGGCAGAATGTCGTGACGGCAAGACGATCCAAGAGAATATCAAAGGTAAGGGCAACGTTTCAGTCAACACAGCGAACTTACTTGCTGGAAATGTCACCTGTTACCCAGACACCAACCCAGCATTCCCAGAGTCACAATCTCAGAAGGAACAGAAGCTGATGACCTGGGTAGACAAGTCTGCTGCAAACCCAGCCTTGAATGCTATTGTGTTCTCACCAAGTAACTCCATAGAGTTGTTCGATCAGATGCGCATGAAGGGATTCAAAGTCCCAGGTGCATCATCGGCGGCAAAGCAACGCAATGAGATGGAAGTCCTGTTGAGAACAGGTACGCAAGACAATCCTCAGTTCGTTCAGATGCAGAGCACACTGCAGAAAGCAACTCAAGGCATACAACTGGCTCAGGCGTCTGGACAACCAGTTCCGCCTGAAGCACAAGCAATGACTGCTCAGTTGGGTCAGGCTATGAAGTCTACCCCACCAAAGATCAGCACTGTTCCTGTAGCCGATGACGAGAGTGAGAATCACGCAGTTGAAGCGGACGAGTGCTTTGAGTGGATGAACTCCACCGAGGGACAAAAGTTCCGCAGTGGTACACCAGAGCAGCAGGCAGGGTTCGACAACACGCACACACATTGGCAGCAGCATACAGCGATGGCCAAGAAGATTGCCGCAGCGAACAAGCCACCGGATAAACCACCTTCCGAGTCAATCTCGGTAGATGTGTCGAAGATGCCGGGTAATGTGGCAGTACAGGCTCTAGCAAAGATGGGAATTAACTCTTCCCCTCAGGACTTCGCTGGCCTAGCCGACCAACAGTTGCAGCATAAAGTTGCAGCCAAGGCTGTGCCCGAGGCGCTGAAGGGCGAAAAGCCACAGCAACAACAACCGCCACAGCAAGGGGAACAACCGCCACGTCAATTAAGGAGATAAGATGGCCAAGAAGTTAATCGCACTACTTCAACGCCACGGGGATACCGAGGCAAACGAAGAGAACATCTTCAGAAGCCGACTAGACCCATCCTTAAACGACAAGGGCATCAAGCAAGCCGAAGCAGCGGCTAAGAATATCGCCAAGCATTACGGGGACGAGGTAAAGAAAGTTGTCTCGTCTCCTATGCTTAGGTCGCTACAGACGGCTGACATCATCGCAGAAGAACTGGGACTAGAAGTGATTCAAGATAGGGGCCTCATCTCATGGCACCTAGGCTTCTTGTCAGGACGAAACAAGGATGTCTACCAAGACATCTTGGACTTCTACGTAGATCACCCCAAGAAAGTCATACCAGAAGGTGAATCTCTAGACGAACTTGAGACGCGCTTAGAAGAATTCTTCGACAAGGCTCTAAGAGGCGAATTCGGCGTATATGTAACGCACAATTCTAATCTGGTGACCGTTGAAAACATGATCGTCGGCATTAAGACTGGACGCCAAGAAAGCAATGAGAAGAGTGTCGAGCCAGGAGGAACCATTGGAGTTTATTTGGAAGACGACGGGAAGTACAGTGTGGAGGTTTTGTTTGGCACCGAGAATGGTGCAGAGTATACATCGTAAACTTCCCTACCCACGGTGGTGGGAAGACGCTTCGTTCTTTAGGGACGGAGAGTAAGAACTCAAAGTTTTTAATACCTCAGGACCTCGAATCCTGAGTTAGCACGGGAGGAGCCGCAATCTCCTCCTGTGCGAACCTATTGCGGAGGAAAGTATGAGCACAGAAATATACCAAGGTAATCCCTGTAAAAGAGGACACTCAGGTTTACGTTACAGTTGTGATGGTTCCTGCGTAGAGTGTAAGAGTGAAAAGTTTGCAGAGCAATATGCATCTGACCCAGATTTTCACGAAAAGCACTGTAGTGACTCTAGGGAATGGAAAGTAGTGAACCTTGAAAAACACAGGGAACACGCCAGAAG